CGCATACAACCGCTGGCGAGTCCAGATGGTAGAGGCCGGCAAAATAAGGCCGGCCACGCCTGCACAAACGCCGCAGGACGCACAGCAGAAAACAGCCAAACCCGCAAAAGCAAAGGATTAAATCATGGCCTTCTACACCGCAGACGGATCGAAGTTCTACTTCTCCGAAACCTTCGCCTCGCCGAAGAGCGTCACCGCCCTCACCAACGCCAACCCGGCTGTTGCCACCTCGACCGCCCATGGCCTCATCGATGGCGACGAAGTGCTGCTGCTGTCGGGCTGGGAAGAGGCGACCGAGAACGTCTTCAAGATCGACCAGCTCACCGTCGACACCTTCGGGTTGCTGGGCCTGGACTCGAGCAACACCACCTTCCACCCGATCGGCGCCGGCATCGGCTCGGTGCAAAAGATCAGCACCTGGATCGAAATACCGCAGGTCATGACCATCCAGACCTCGGGCGGCGATCCGCGCTTCATCGACGTGCAACTGCTCGCCAGCCAGTACGCAAGCCGCATCCCCACGGGTTTCAACCCGGTGTCGGCCACGCTCACCATGGCGCACGACCCGTCGAACCTCGTCTATCAGCAGATGCTCGGCATCAGCCGCATCCGCAAGCTGGTCGCCTTCAAGATCGCCGTGGCCGGCGGCGGCGTGTCCTACGGCTACGGCTACCTCTCCGCCTCCGAGGCCCCGTCGCTGCAGTCCGGCCAGGTCAACCAGGTGCAAGTCGCCATGACCTTCCAGAAGCGCATCGTCAGCTACGGCGCGTAAAGCGTGCGCGCGGCAGGCCGGATGCGTCCGGCCCATTGACCCCGCCCGAGTCGATGCACGCCGCGCGCATCCTGACTCGGGCACCCACCGCACCACCACATCGGGCACACCACATGGCAATCAAGATCACCGTATCAAACAAGGTCGGCTTCAAGGTCAAGGGCAGCATCAACAACGAAGCCGGCACCCCTGAGCCGTTCGAGTTCAACCTGATCGCGGACCGACTCGACACCGAAGCCATCCAGGCCGTCACACAGAGCGAAGGCACCCTGGTTGATTTCCTCGCCTCGATCATCACCGACTGGAAGAACGTGAAGGACGAAGACGGCGCCGTGGTGCCGTACTCCGAGGACGCGCTGCGTCAGCTCTGCAAGATCCCCGGCGTGGCCGGTGTGATCTTCAGCACGTACTTTGCCGAAGCGGGCGCCAAGGCAAAAAACTAGCCTCGGTCGCGCGCCGGCTGGCCGAAGACACCGACCATGCCGGCCCGACCGAAGGCAACACCGCACTGGATGCGCTGTTCGCAGCGCGCCCGGCCGCAACAGACGAAGACGAGGTGTATCTGTGGCCCGACTGCGTGCCGATCTGGAATCACTGGCAGGAAGTGCAAACGCAGTGGCGCGCAGGCATGGCCGGCGCCACAGGGCTGGACTACGCCGGGGTGACGGCGTACCTGGGCGCAGCCGAGCCGGACGAAGAAGCCCGTCGCGAGGCGTTCGAAGCGATCAGAAAGGCAGAGCGGGCGGTGCTCAGCGTTTGGGCGGCAAAGTTTGGGCGGCAAAGAAGGGATAGATCGGCATGGCAAATGATTTAGTTATCCGGCTACGCGCCGACGCGAGTGGGATGCGGCAGGGCGTCAATGAGGCCACGCAAACGCTCGGGTCGCTCGAATCCTCGGCCAAGTCCATAGCCACCAATGTCGCCGGCTACCTGACGGGAGCGCTGTCTGTCGGCGCTTTCGCCGGCAAGCTGATCGCGGTGCAGCGCGAGTTCGACGTCCTGAACTCGTCGTTGATCACGGTCACCGGCAGCAGCAGTGCCGCAGCGCGTGAATTCGCCTGGATCAAGCAGTTCGCGGCAGAAACGCCCTACGGGCTCAACCAGGTTACCGAAGCCTTCGTCAAGATGAAGTCGCTCGGGCTGGACGCGTCCAAAGAAGCGCTGCAAAGCTACGGCAACACCGCGAGCGCGATGGGCAAAAGCCTCAATCAGATGATCGAGGCTGTGGCCGACGCCAGCACGGGCGAGTTCGAGCGACTCAAAGAGTTCGGCATCAAAGCCCGTCAGCAGGGCGATCAGGTCTCATTGACCTTTCAGGGCATCACCAAGTCCATTGGCAACAACGCCGCTGAAATCACAAAGTACCTGCAAGAGATCGGCAACAACCAGTTCGCCTCCGCCATGGCAGAGCGCGCCAAGACCCTTGATGGCGCTATCTCGAACCTTGGCGACACCTGGGATGAGCTGTTCCGCACCATCAACCAGAACAACGCCGGTGGGCTGATCTTTGACAGCGTGAAGCTCGCCAGTGGGGCGATCAGCGACGCCATCGACATCCTTAACGCGATGAATCGCGCGACGGGTGAAAACGCCAGACAGACCGGCGCGGCCGCGGCGATTCAAGAGGGACTGGCAGTCACTTTTGAAACGGTTGCAGTGCTGGGGACAAACCTCGCGTACGTGCTAGAAGGCATCGGGCGCGAGATCGGCGGGCTGGCCGCGCAGGCGGTCGCAGCCGCGCAGCTAGACTTTTCTGCTGCTGCGGAGATTGGCCGGCTAATGAAGTCGGACGCAGAAGCAGCCCGCGCTGCTGTGGATGCGCAGGCTGAAGCCATCATCAACGCACGCGCAAACGCCAGCGAATACCGGCAAGTCCTCGAAAACGCCAAGAAAGGTACCGCCGACTACAACGCCACAGTTGGCCGTCTGATCGAGATGCAAAACGCTGGCAAGATCAGCGCGCAAGACTTCCGCACTGCGGTCGAGTCGCTACAGCCGGCCGCAAAGAGCGCCGCATCAGCGACGACCGCCGTCGCGGTTGCCACAAAAGGCGCCGGAGACGCAGCCAAGAAAGCCGCACAAGAAGCGGCCAGGCTCGCCGGCGCAAGCGAAAAGACGAATGCCGCCTGGCGCGACAGCATCACCCACGAAGCGCAAAAGATTACCGAAGCGGCTGACAAGACCACCGCCAGCCTTCGCGAGCAGTACGAAACGCTGGGCCTGACGACGGCCGAGCTGGCGAACTACCGCGCCGCCAAGCTCGACACCGCCAGCGCGGCCGAAGCGCACGCCGCCGCTGAATTGGAAACGGCCTCCGTATTGCTGGATCTGCAAAACCAGCTCCCTGACGTCGCGCGCAGTTACCGCGAGCTGGCCAGCGCCCGCCGTGCGGCATCGGCGCAGTTGTCCGAACAGGCGCAACTCACGCGCGCATCGGCCGAAAAGCAAGCCAACATCGACGCCGCGCAAGCGGCCGAAGAGAACGCAGCCAAGGCCGCGCAAGAATGGCAGCGCACCGCCGACGCCATCGAAGACGCCCTGATCGACGCCCTGATGGAAGGCGGCAAGAGCGGCAAGGAGTACATCGAGGGGCTGTTCCGCTCCATGGTGCTGCGCCCGGTCGTGCAGGCCATCGTGCAGCCCGTGGCGGGGAGCATCACCAGCGCGATGAGGTTTGGCGCACCGGAGGCGGGTGGAGCAGGCGGCAATTTGCTGAGCATGGCATCAAACCTGAGCTCGCTGTCCAACCTCGGCTCTATCGGCGGTTCGCTCGGCATGATGGCTGGCTCGTTCGGGGCCGGCACCACGATGACCGCAACGCAGCTTGGAAACCTTGCCAACGCTGGGCTTGTGTCGCCGGGCGCTGCGACAGCCGGGTGGGGCGCGGCGAACCTCGGGCCTGGGCTTGCAGCATACGGGCTCGGGCAGAAGTATGGCGTGCTTGGCGGGGTGGCTGGCGGCGTAGGCACTTCCGCGCTCGTGGGTGGCATTGGTGGGCTTGCGTCGGGCGCCGGCTTCATGTCCGGGGCCGGCTCCGCGCTCGCCGGCCTGGGGCCAGCGGGGTGGGCTGCCATCGCAGCGGGAGCGATCCTCGGCAGCGTCATGGGCAACAAGAAGCCCTCCGACAAAGCCGCCTGGGCCACCTACGACCCGACGCGCGACAGCGTCACCCACGTCGGCTCGATGACCGGCAAGAAAGACCCCGGCCAGGAGGCGCGCGACCAGACCGCCGCCCTGGCGCAGCTTGTCGGTGCATTTGGCGACATGACCGGCATCACTCAGCAGTTGCGCATCACCACCGGCGCCCGCGACGGCGTGCGCGTGGCGATGGACGATTGGCGCACGCCGACCCGCACGCCTGGCCATGACGACCAGTACGGCCAGGGCGGAGTCGTGGGCTACGGCAGCGACAGGGCCAGCGCGATCAAGGCCATGCTGGACGACCTGGTCGACGAGGGCACGCTACCGCAGGCGACCATCGACGCGTGGCGCTCGCTCAAGACCGACACGCTCGGCGCCGCGCGCGAGGCCGATGAACTGGTTGGCGCGCTCGGCCTCCTGGTGGCCGGCTACGACGCTGCCACCATCGAGCGCGCCAACCTGCTGCAGACCGAGGGCGAAGCGCTCGAATCGGCGCTCGGGCGCATGCAGGCCATCGAATCGGCGCTGTCCGGTACCGCCCTGCCGGGCGACGCGATGGCCCAGTCTGCTGCCGCCATGGTCAAGGAGTTCGAGCGGCTCAACCAGGCCGTTCCGCTGTCTGCCGAGGCGCTGGGGCAAGTCATCAGCGGCCTGGATCTGACGACCGCAGAGGGCCGAGCGACCTATCAGTCGCTGATGGCGCTCGCTCCGGCCTTTCTGGAGCTGCAGGCTGCGCAGGAGAGCCTGTACAACAGTCTGCTGACCGATCAGCAGCGCCTCATGCTGGCATCGGGCGACTTGGCCGGCGCTTTCGAGCATCTGGGCGTCGCCGCGCCGAAGTCCCGTGCGGAGCTTCTCGCGCTGATTGATGGCCTTGACGGCACGACTTCCGCCGGCGCCAAACTCAAGGCGCAGGTGCTTGGTCTCGCGCCGGCCTTCCTCGAAGTCGAAGCCGGCATCCAACAAATGCTGTCCGATGTCGGCATCAATCTGGGCGAGTTTCAGACCACGCTCCGCGATGCGCTGTTGGGGCGCACGGACGCGGTGGACGCCGGGCATGCACTGGCCACGATGGTCATCGATGGCGTGTACAACGGCATCGCCGACACCTACGCCCAGCAAATCACCGACCTCGTCGCCAGCCAGATCATCACGCCCGTCGTGCAGGCTGCAGTCACTGGCGCGAGCATCACAGAGATCGTGAGCAAAGATGCCATCGACAGCATCGTCGCCACCGCCAACGCGGCCGCCGCCGCGCTCAATGCCGTGCTGGCGGATCCCGCTTTCCGGGGCGCAATGGCGCAGATCAGCGGCGCCATCTCGGGTATCACCGTAGGCGCCGCCGTTCGCGTCCCGTCGCGTCCCTATACCCCGCCGCCGCGCGAGCCGGCTGCGCAGCAGTACGTCGCGCCGACCGTCGCAGCCGAAGCCGACCCGCTGCTCGAGCTCCTCAACGAGCGTCGGCGGCTCGAAATCGAGCTACTGCGCGCGCAGGGTCGCGAAATGGAAGCGGCCAGCCTTGCGCGCGCAGAAGCCACCAAGGGCTTCCATGGCGCAGCCCTCGCCGCCTACGACTTCAACCGCGCGCTCGAGCGCCAGATCGAGGCCACCCAGCGGGCTGCACAAGTCGCAGCCGAGCGCGACGGGTTGGAGCGTCAGCTCCTGCAAGTCCAGGGCGACACAGCCGGCCTGCGTGCGCGCGACCTTGCTGCACTAGACGAGAGCAATCGTGCTTTGCAGCAGCATATCTGGGCGATGCAAGACCAGGCCGACGCCGCAGCCAAAGCCGCACAGATCGAGCGTGACAGGATGGCTGCCGCAGACAATGCGCTGCGCGAGGCCGAAAACAACCTGCGCGCCGCGTACAACCGCGAAGCTGGCGAACTGCGTCAGACGATCACCCAGCTCGAAGGCTTCACGCGCTCGCTGCGCGACCTCAAGCGCGAGCTGATGGGCGGATCACTCAGCCCGCTGGGCATCTTCGGCCGGCGCGACGAACTCAGCCGCCAGTTTGCCGACGTAGCCGCGCGTGCTGCTGCCGGTGATGAGCAAGCAATGGGCGAGCTGTCCGGGCTCACGTCGCAGTACCTTAGCGTCGTGCAAGATTCTGCCTCGTCTGCCGAGGACTACTACCGCAAGTTTGCTGCAGTCAGACGCACGCTTGACGATACGCAGTCGGTTGCAGAGCGCGAGCTGGATGCTACGCAGGCCCAGCTTGCTACGCTGGATCGCCAGGTGTCCGCGCTCATCACGATCAACGATTCAGTTTTGAGCGTGCGCGATGCCATCAACGCGTTCCTGACCGCGCTGACCGCGCAGACCATCGCCGCCAGCGTCTCGGGTTACGTCAGCAGCCAGGTCTCTGCCGCGTCCAGTTACGCAGCATCCGGGGGCGTGCTTGACTCATCTGCTGCAAAGCCCTCGACCGTGCGCGAATCGCAGATCGCCAAGTTGTACGAATCAAACCTCGGCCGCGTTGCCGACGCTGGCGGGTTGGCGTATTACGCCAAGACGGATATGTCGATCAGCCAGATCGCCAGCTCGCTGTCCGCCAGCGCAGAAGCCGCGGCGCGGGCGATCAGCAAAGATGCGCAAAACCAGTTTATCGAGGATGTGAACAAGTCGCTGGGCCTGTCCACCACGATCAAGGCGTTTGCGTCGGGTGGATACCACGTGGGGGGCTTGCGCCTGGTGGGCGAGCAAGGTCCGGAGCTGGAAGTGACCGGCCCCGCGCGAATCTACAGCGCAGATCAGACGCGCGCCATGCTTGGCGGTAGTAACGAAGAAATGGTGCGTGAGCTGCGCGCCCTGCGTGCCGAGCTGGCCGAACTCAAGGCGGCATCGGCAGCCACTGCCCGCAGCACAAGCGACACCGCCCGAATCATGACCCGCGTCACCAACGGCGGGAACGCCATGCTTACCGAGACCGCAGCATGAGAGTCATCGCGCCCACTCCGATCACCGATGCCGTGCTCGTAAGTTGCACGGTGCCGGAAAACGACTACGCCGAATGGAGTAGCGCGACGAGCTACACCGTGGGGCAAAAAGTGATCATCGCCGCCACGCATCAGACATACGAGGCCCTGACCGCGCACACCAACAAGCCGCCTGCGACAAGCCCCGCCGACTGGCTGCCCCTTGGCGCGACGAATCGTTGGCGCATGTTTGACGCCAAGGTCGGGACCGTCACATCGGCAACGAGCTCGATCAGCGTCACGCTGGCCGCTGGCGTCGTCACGGGCATCGCACTGTTTGGGGTCAATGCATCGCTGGTCACGGTCACGATGACGGACCCTGTCGATGGCGTCGTTTTCTCACGCACGGCCGACCTGCAGGACTACACCGGCATCACGGACTGGTATGCGTACTTTTTCGAGGACGTGCGCCGCAAACCTTCGCTGATCGTCGAAGGGCTGCCGAGCTATCGCAATGCGCAGCTGACGATCACGGTGTCTGGCGGGCCGGCTGAAACGGTGTCGATCGGCTCGCTCGTTGTCGGCAGGTTGCGCAAGTTCGCGGACAACGTCCTCGCCGGGGCGTCTGTCGGCATTCAGGATTTCAGCCGCAAGGAGCGGGACCCGTTCGGCAATTTTCAGATCGTTGAGCGGGCGTTTGCAGGCCTCGCCCGGTGGCGCTTCATCATCCCGAACAACCGACTCGACGCGACGCGCGAAACGCTGGCCGCGCTGCGCTCAAAGCCTGCGGTCTATATCGGCTCTGATCGCTTCAGCAGCACAACCATTTACGGCTTCTTCCGGGACTTCGAGCCGGTCATCGAATATCCCGAGTACACCGAAGTATCCATTGAAATCGAGGGGCTTGTATGACCATTGCAGCGCTACCCACGCCACCCAGTCGGGCAGACTCGCCGGAGACGTTTGCCGCGCAGGCCGACGCGCTGCTCGGCGCGCTGCCTGCGTTTGCCGCGCAGGCCAATGCACTGCAGTCCGCAGTCAATGCAAATGAGGCATCTGCCAGCGCAGCAGCAGCGACCGCGACCGCCAAAGCAGACATTGCCACCACAAGGGCCGGCGAAGCATCGGCATCCGCCGCCTCTGCAGACGCCGCGCGCATCAGTGCCGAGTCGGCGCGTAACCTCGCCGCTGGATATAGCGACGCTGCAAACCAGTCCGCCGCCCAGGCCGCCGCCAGCGCCACTTCTGCATCCACTAGCGCCGCAACTTGCGCCGATCTGGTATCCGGCATTTCGGACGGGCCGGTAACGAGCGTCAACGGCCAGACCGGGAGCGTCGTTTTGACGCCTGCAGACATTGGCGCAGAGCCAGCAGACGCTAATATCGTCAAGATTGCATCTGCGCAAACCATCACCAACAAAACCATTAGCGTTGATAGCAATACTGTCAGTGGTATTGCGGCTTCATCGTTTGTGTTGTCGGATGGTAGCGGTAACATTGACGGATCTGCTGCTCAGAAAGCCATTCCTGCGGGGGCGGTGGTCGGCACCACTGATACGCAGACGCTGGAAAACAAGACGGTTACCGGGGTCAAAGAAACCCGCGTTGCGATTGCTGCGAGCAACATTGATCTCAACACAGGCAACTACTTCACCAAGACCATCAGCGGCGCGACGACTCTGACCGTCAGCAACGTGCCCACCACCGGCACGGCAGCGAGCTTCATCCTCGACCTGACCAACGGTGGGTCTTCAACGATTACTTGGTGGACAGGTGTTAAATGGGCTGGAGGTACTGCGCCGACTCTGACCGTATCGGGGCGTGATGTGTTGGGCTTCTTTACGCACAACGGTGGCACGACGTGGACTGGCCTGTTGCTTGGAAAGGATGTCAAATGACAGTGCGTGACATGTTAATGGGTTCTGTAAAGAATACGCCACCAGGACAGGTTGCCTATACAACTCCGGGATCTTACTCGTGGACTGTCCCAGATGGGGTAGGCAGCGTGAGTGTGGTTTGTGTTGGTGGCGGCGGCAGTGGATCTATATCATCACCTGCATCTGGGGGGAATACAAGTGGTGGAGGCGGTGGATTAAGTTATACAAATAATATTACCGTTTATGCTGGAGAAACGCTTACAGTTTATGTCGGTATGGGAGGCGCCGCAGTAACTAGCTCGGGGGCACTTAGCGGAAACTCTGGTGGAGACTCCGCCTTATTTCGCGGGGGTACGGCTTTAGTTGCGGCTAAAGGCGGCGGTGGTGGGGGCTCGTCTGGACTTCAAGTAAATGGCGGCTCTGCAGCCGAAGGAGTCGGATCGGTAAAATATTCTGGCGGGGGTTCGCCTGGTTCTGGCGGCTTTAATACAAGCGGCGCCGGTGGAGCCGCAGGATATTCTGGAACAGGCGGTGTAGGCGGCAATGGATCGTCCGGACTTGTAGCTGGTGGCAATGGTGCGGGGGGTGGTGGCGGGGGTTCCGGGACAATCTCTGCGGCAAACACCGGAACAGCAACAGGTGGTGGTGGCGGCGTCGGAATATTTGGTCAGGGTAGTAATGGCGCCGGTTCACCATCAGCAACAAATAGTGTTGGCGGAGGTGGTGGATCTTCTGGCGCCAATGGAATCGGGGGCGTGACAAGCAAAGGCGGCAACGGCGGGTTATACGGCGGTGGCGGTGGTGCTGTGCAGAAACCTATGTCGGTTAGTCGAACCTCCGGCTCTGGTGGAAACGGTGCAGTCCGCATCATCTGGCCCGGAAACCTTCGTCAATTCCCGTCAACCCGTACAGCAGATGAATAAGGACTAAATCATGTGGTTCAATCCAGAAACAAAACAAGTTTTTACAACGCACAGTGAAATACGAACTGAATTTCCTAATGTATCGCTACCATCGGTTATGACTGACGCGTCCATTGCGTCAGTTGGGGTGTTGCCAGTGACGCCAACTACGCCCCCTGCGTTCGACCGACTTACACAAAAGGTCGTAGAAGCCCAGCCAGTGTTGATTGCTGGTGAGTGGATTCAGCAGTGGGGCGTTATCGCACTGACCACCGAAGAACAGCAGTCCGCTGCATTGCAGTTAAAAGAAGAAATCGAAGCTGCAACGCAAAAGCGACTCGACGACTTCGCATCCACTCGCAACTACGACTCGATCTTGAGCGCCTGCACCTACGCAACCAGCGCAGTGCCGAAGTTTGCCGCTGAAGGGCAATACTGCGTAGAAGCTCGTGATGCTACGTGGACCAAGCTGCTGTCCATGCTGGCTGAAGTCGAGGCTGGCACGCGCCCCGTGCCTACGGGCTACGCCGACATTGAGCCGGATCTACCGGTGCTCGCTTGGCCGGCATGAAGCAATCCCTGATCGCTCTTGACCAGCTTGCCAACACCGTCGTCTGGATCAAAGGCGACGGCTTCGGCTACGCCGACGAAACCCTGAGTGCGCGGGCCTGGCGCCTGCGTCAGCAGTCGAACGCCTGGCGCCGGATTGATCGAATCTTCTTTTGGGATCCCGGTCACTGCCGCACCGCGTACGAATCCGAAGTCGAGCGCCGGCACTTGCCCAGCAGCTACAACACACAACAAGCCGAAGCGCCACCGGAGCTGTAATGCCAGAACGGACCCTCATCTCCCTCTTCGAGCTGCTGCCCGAGCCCTTTCGCGCCGCACTCCTTTCTGCTGTGGTCGCCATGTTACGCATCCTCTACGACGGCCGCGAACCGCGCTGGGTGCGCCGATTCCTTGAAGCGGCCCTGTGTGGCACGATCGCGCTCGGCATCGCCCACCTCGTCGAGGCGATGGGCATGGCCAGCGGATGGGCCACGTTCATCGGCGCGTCAGTGGGCCTGTTCGGGGCCGATCAGGTGCGCGAGTGG